AACAGCTAGCATGGCTTTCTCCATTAGTTTGTAATTCAATGCTTTTAGAGACAATACTTCTGAAATCTTGACTTATCCCTTTACCGCTAAAATTTGCAGAAAAATTCCCAAGAAATTTAGGTAACAATGGTAATAATTCTGAATTAAGATATAGAACAGATAAGAATTCTAAATAATTTAAGCTGATATTGCATTTTTTTGTAGACATTAAGTGATTGTTAGCTTTTTGTAGATGCTGATAATAAGATAGACTGTCTTTGGCAATAAGATCCATATTTATCCTTTTATCTTTTTCAATGTTAAGTGTACCTTGACTATCATCAGAGTGTGCATCTAATAATAATATAGCACAAGTATTATATTTTTTATGTACTTTTAATGCTACTTCTCTTTCTGCTAATAGTTGTACACCCGCGTGATATAGACTACTAAGCATATTAAAAATTCCCATAACAAAACTGTAAGGCATTTCAAAGAATGCAGATGATTCCTCTTCATTGTATTGGAAATATTTCTTAAATCTATCATTGTCTGGGTTGCAAAAAAACTTGTCTGTTATGACACTTCTTGTTTTGATATGTTTAGATTTATGTTTAACAAAATATTGTGTGGTTGCTAGGAAAAAGTCTGTTGGCAAAATGTCCTGCATACCTAACATCATGTAAAAGTATTTTTCTGGATTAGATCTTGGAGCCCATTTTCTACAGTCTAATGTCAAATAATATGTGTCGAACTTCTCTGAACGGTATTCAAAACATTTCCTATGGATAAGACCTGCTCGTCTTGCAGATGGTACACTAATTATTTCATTGTCTATGAAACCGCAGATTACTTTGAACAGTTTTTCTATTGGTGCTTGATACAATTTTGTATTGAAATCCATAACATAAATTTCACGACCACCTCCTCTTTGACTTTTATCCACTACATGCATTACAACTTGTTTCAAATCATTTTTTGATTGTTCTGTCAAAAAAGTTTCATTGAGTGATCTTAGCTGCTTGTG